AATGTTCAGAACATTAATGGATAAGCTAGTAGACAAAATTTATTTTTGGGCCGCTAGCTATCGAACCAAGAAAAAGATTCGGGAACTACAAAAGCGTGACCCGTTCATCTATCGGTAATCATGTACTCGCTTCCGTTAGATAGTTTCCAGATACCAGCCCAACGTTTCATAGATTGGATGAATCTCATCAGAAAAACTGAGGATTCTTCACTTCGATATGATTACATGGAGGCATTTTGGGAAAGTCAAATTGTAAGTAAACAATGGATGATTAAGGAATTCAAACGAGTTATCGTGGATTATGTGGATTCTTGTGTTCCAGACTGGAAGGCTAAACCGGTTCTTCCAGGAAGCTTTGCATATGTTTTTGGGGGATGGCATGGATTAGCTGCCATGTTTCTTGTTGATAACATCCCAGAATTGAATTTGGTATATAGCATTGATAAAAATGCCAAGAATGAATTGATGGGTGAACACCTATGTCATCATGACAAGCGAATTGCATTTCAAACCTATGAAATGGAAGAATTTCCCCTACGTGCATATAATCCCATCAATACCGTTCTAGTTGTAAACACATCTACTGAACATATCACACAAGAACAATATGATAAATGGATTAAATCTGTACCTCCCAGAACATGGGTGATACTACAGGGAAACAATTATAATACGTTGGACGAGCATGTTCGTCCCGCTAAAAGTTTAGAACACTTTCTTGAAATGAACCCATTAGACATGGTATGGTATTCTGGTGAATTGGATTGTAAACAATTCACTCGCTACATGGTGATGGGATACAACATGGAAAAATATAATGGGTTGGATGATGAGATGTCCACCATGTTGTCTACAAAAATACATAATATGATTACGAGAACTTCTTATGAGTTATGATTTAGAGCGTATTAAAAAAATACTGCCTATCACAGATAATTTAAGTCCTACATTTTGTATGGCAAAATGGCACCATGTCACCATCTATCTTCAAACAGGTGAAACACATAGCTGCTATCATCCGGCGCCTCATAAGATTCCGGTCGAGGAGTTGAAGGATAATCCTTCAGCATTGCACAATACACCCCAGAAGAAACAAGAACGCTTAGCGATGCTCAAAGGAGAAAAGCCTAGTGGGTGTCAGTATTGCTGGAACATTGAAGCATTGGGTCCTGATTACGTATCAGACCGGCATATTCGTACCGCCTCCATCTACACAGATGAACGATTCGAGGAAATTCGTCAGAATCCTTGGGACATGAACATCAATCCTGAATACATTGAGTTAAGTTTCGGTAATGAATGTAACTTCAAGTGTGGCCAATCCCTATGTCGATGCCTGGTGGCGTTGGTGGCCTGAAGTTCGTAAGACGTTGAACATTCTTCGTTTGACTGGTGGCGAGCCTTTGATGCATAAAAGCACCTGGCGGTTGTTGGATTCATTGAAAGATGACCCAATGCCGAAGTTGGAATTGAACATCAATAGCAACTTGGGTGGAAAGAATGAATGGGTAGTTCGTTTGTCTGAAAACGTGAAATATCTTCTAGACACTAACTCCATCAAGAAGTTTAAATTGTTCAGCAGCATAGATACCTGGGGTCCACGAGCTGAATATATTCGTACTGGATTGAACCTGGAAACCTGGGAAAACAATCTTGACACCTATGTTCGCATGACTAACAGCCATGTAACATTCATGATTACATTCAACATCTTGTCTGTAACCACATTTAAGAGTTTGTTGGAAAAGATTCTTGAATGGCGTGTTCGATACAATGATGTGATTCCTGATGACCCCATTGAAGATTCGGTTTGATACCCCATATCTTAAGGAACCTCTACAATACGACATGAACATTCTCCCCAAGGATGAATTCATGCCATATATGTACGACACATTGAAGTTCATGGAAGAACACACAGACGAAAATGATGTCACAAAGTTTTCAGAACTGGAATTGGAACGTTTCAAACGCGTTGTGAAGTACATGGAAACAACTGTATATCCTGTAGACAAATTGATAGAGGGAAACAATGATTTCTACAATTGGTTTACTGAATATGATAAACGTAGAAACACCAACTTCCTTGAAACATTCCCAGAATATAAAAACTTCTTCTTGAGCGGAAAGAATGCCTCAAACGCCGGCCTTATCAAACTTATTAAAAACTAATAAAACATTTTGTATGTTTCCCTGGATTCATATGTATGTGAATACAGATGGTGAGGCGTATCCTTGCTGTACAACAAAATATGAAAATCCTGTTGGCAATGTTCGAAATAGTTCTCTTGTGGAATTATGGAACAATGACAAGATGAAGGAAGTTAGAAAAAAGTTGTTGGCAGGAGAATATGTTGAGGGATGTTCTAACTGTTACAAACATGAATCCACAGGATCTGGTGGTTTTTCATTTAGAAATTTTGCCAACAATGAATTTGGACATCATTTTGATTTAGTGACTGAAACTTTGGAAGATGGATATCTTCCCGGCATGAATTTGAAATATTTTGATGTTCGTTTCAGTAACTTGTGTAACTTCAAGTGTAGAACGTGTGGAGATATGTTTTCATCTACATGGGCAGCTGAATCCTTTAAACAGGGTTATGGAGAAATCAATGGATTGATGCATGCCTCTAATGGTGACCCCGCATTGTTGGAGCAATTTAAACCACATCTTGGTAATCTAGAGATGTTGTATTTTGCTGGCGGCGAACCATTAATTACACCAGAACATTATGAAATTCTTGAATATCTCATTGACAATAATAGCACGGATGTTACATTACGGTATAACACAAATTGTAGCAGATTAGATTTCAAGGACAAGAGTGTTATTGATTTATGGAACAAGTTCAAGAAAGTTGAAGTATACGGCAGTTTAGATAGTTTTGGGGCACGTGCCGAGTACATGAGAAACGGTACTATTTGGAACAACATTCTAAACAATTTGAAGCGTGTGAGAGATAATTGTCCTTCCGTGTCCATTTCATTTAATTGTGTTGTGGGTGTATTCAATGTTCTTACCATTACAGAATTTTTAAATCATCTTCATGACGAAGGATTAATTAATTGGGATTCAACCACGTGTAGTTTCTATAAACTTATCAATCCTGATTATTATAATCTCAACAATCTTCTTACAAAAGAAATGAAAGCTGAGGCAAAATGGAAAATCAAGGCATGGTTGGAATCTCATCCTGATGGTCCTATCCGAACAGGGTTAACAGACATCTATCATTTCATTCAAGAAGATGTTGACCCACAGATTCAATGGCAAAAGAAGTTTAAAGAATTCACTCAACACTTTGATAACATTCGTGAAGAAAATTTAGTAGCATCTTTCCCAGAACTCAAGGATTGGTATGAAGGTATTGAATAACATAGAAGAATCCAAAGGATTTTGTACTTTACCATGGATTCATATGCACGCTTGGCCAGACAAACGTGTTCTTCCATGTTGTATAGCTGATTCCAATATGCCAGTGTCAACCACAGAAGGTGACACTATACTAGACATCATGAATAGCCCCCGATTCAAAGAAATTCGTTTAGAGATGCTTCAGGACAAGAAAATTCCTGAATGTCATCGCTGTTATTCACTGGAAGATTATGGTGTATGGTCATTACGCCAATCTAATAATCGTAGACGTTTTGAATCTGTTCGTGATTTAGTGGAATCTACAAATGAAGATGGATCCATTGATACCTTTAAAATGAAGTATCTGGACATCAGGTTCAGCAATTTATGTAACATGAAATGCCGCACGTGTGGTCCAGCTTGTAGTAGCAGATGGGCTGAAGAATTCTCACAGAAGCATGGAAAAGAACATTTGAAAGTGTTCAACATGGAGAAAATTGTTACATCAAACAATGAAAATGATGAACTGTTGAAGAAACTACGTCCTCATTTGTTAGATGTAGAAGAGGTGTATTTTGCCGGCGGTGAAGCCATGATTACCAGTGAACATTATGATATTCTAGATTACTGGTTAGAAAACAATCACACCAACGTGGAGCTAACATACACCACAAACTTTCTAACACTTCGTTATAAAAATAAAAATGCTTTGAACTATTGGAATAAGTTCAAGGATGTTCGCGTTTGGGCTAGTTTAGATGGAATGGGTAAAGTGTTAGAAGTGATGCGACATGGTGCAGTGTGGGATGAAATTCACGACAACATTTTACGAGTAAAGGCTGAAGCACCGCATGTGAAGTTCGGTATCACACCCACCATTTCTATTTGGAATGTGTTTCACTTTCCGAAATTTCATAGATTCCTATTAGACAACAAACTGATTGGATTAGAAGATTTGCGGTTAAACATATTAACATATCCTTGGTATATGGGGTTGGATATTTTGCCAAAACACATGGCAGAACAAGCTGAAGATTTATGGTGGGAACATTATCATTACTTAAAGTTTAAACATCCTCATGATGAAGAACATCTTGGGCAATTACGTTCTGTATGTACAGCTTTGAGCAACGCCAAGGGAAACATTGATGGAGTTCGTGAATTTTTCAAAATCAATGATGATATTAGTCCAAGTCGTAATGAAAACATTTTTGAACACATACCAGGTATGGTGGATTTAGAGAAATGGCTGAAAAACAACTCTTAAGCATCTATCCTAAAAAGAAATATCTTGCCATCACCTGGCAGGTCAGTGATAATTGTAATTTTCGGTGTCCCTATTGCAATGAAGGTAATTGGGGAGGTCATCATAAAAATGATGATAACACCGAGACGTATGTGAAAAATGTAAAGGAAATCATTGACAAATATTTGGATCAAGGATACGAGGCGTTTAAAATTTATTTCAGTGGTGGTGAACCCACCATCTGGAAAAACCTCATTCCTGTTGCAGAATTTTTCAAGGAATATGCTCCCAACAACACAGTCGCCATCAATACGAATTTAAGTCGTGCCACAGATTGGTGGGAACAACATTACCATATCTTTGATGATGTTGTAGCGTCATTTCATATTGAACACGCCAACCAAGAAAGATATTTCAACAATAGTTTATTGCTATGTGACAAGATTAACTATTGCTGTAACAAAATGTTGATGCATGATGAACGATTCTGGGAAGTTGTAGAATTTGGTGAGATGTTGAAAGAAAAACTTCCTGCCTACACCATTGAGTGGACACCCCTGTTTGACGAGATGACAGGTAATGCCAAGCCATGGGAATATCAAGATGCCAAGAAAACTGAGTGGTTGAATCAACATCAAAACTTGGAAATGAAACATAGTCCCAATAAACCTTGGAAGGATTCTCCTGCCGTTTCCATTGCTCGATGGGAAGATGGCACAGACACATTTGTGAACAGCAATGAAATCATCTTGAAGCGACAAAACTTTTTCACAGGATGGGAATGTGACATTGGTGATGCCGTGTTCATCAATCCACGTGGCATGGTGTCCATGGCGAGCTGTGGAATATCAGAAAGTGTGGGACATATTTTACATGATATAAGTAATATCAAACCTCAAACCATCACATGCACAAAATATCATTGTGTTTGTGGTACAGACAACCTTCTGTGTTGTTTGATTATGCTAGTTACTATAATCAAAAGGGGAAACAAAAGTTTCACGGGTCATATGACCAACAAAGATGGGAACAGTTTTCAGAAAAAACCAAAGCATTAGGAATTGAACCTTCTGTTTGGCCATATTACGAAATTGAAGATGATTTCTATTCTTTTAATTCTCTAGGATACAGAACCTATGAATTTTCTGAGCTAAAAGAAGGTCAGTTCGATTTAGCCTTAGGATGTTCATATGTTGAAGGTCTTGGGTTACGCCAACATGAAACATGGTTGCACCACTATGAGAAACTTTCAGGCGTGAAGTTAGTGAATTTAGGTAAAGGTGGTGCTTCAAATACAGCAACTAAATTTAATTTAGTAGCTTGGCTTCTTGGAAAATTTCCGAAACCCAGAAAAATCATAGTGTTATGGACAGAACCGAGTCGAGATACATTTGTCCGAGAAAGTGGTTCATATGTTAGTTTAAATCCTGGGTGGAACAAAATATGGGAAATTTTTAACTATAGCGATGAGGTGATAAATAGTTTGTATCAAACATCATTGAATCATAACTCTATATGGAGTAATAAATTCGTTGATGTATATACAACTGTGAACTTGATTGCCAAATCATCTAATATTGAGTTGTATAACTTTTTCCCGGATTTTTTCTGGAACAAAGCATTCACTGATATATTAGAAGAACACACTAAATTTTCTGGTACCATTGTTGACTTCAATGTTCCCGGAGGTTGGAAAAGATTTGGTGACGGAGTAAACATTTATCCTGCAGCTGACGGTGTACATCATGGATGGCAACATCAACTTCCAGTTGCTACACAAATTTACAAGGTGACGCATGAAAAAAATTAAAGTGGTGTATGAGTGGATTAGTCCTCGGGGCCCATTATCCAACAATACAGTAGCTGACTTATATCATATTGCCAGTGGTTTACATGGTGTTCATGTGGATGCCACAAAAGGTGGGGGTGCCTATCTTTGGACACAAATATTCCAATATCACCCAGATTTGTTTGAATTAAGTTCAGCATCCGCTATCAAGGATGGAGATTTTTTCATCTATGATTATCAACTACATCACAAGTGGCCGTACTTGGATTTCTTTGCCAAGGGAGCTCCTAGTGGGTTGTTGGAAAGTATTCAGATGTCTGGCCACATCATGCACAACATTCGATTCCAGAATGGATATTTGTTCATGGATATGGCTTTGGAAGCCTGGGTTAGTCCCACAACATTCCGTGCCATGCACCGGTATTTTGATAACTGGCAAATTCCCACCAACAAAGTGATTTACCAAACCGGTGCGTCTAATGCTGCCGAGTTGTATGACAAGTTCTGTCGTGAGAATAATATTCCAGACAATCTTCGTATCAAGGTGTTTTCCTGGGATTCACAAGAATGGATCTGGTCTGTTCGGTATGCTAATGAAGATTACGATAATAGAAAACACATTGATTTAATTGAAAAAACTTTTCAATGTTTAAATTATCGGTATCGTCCACATCGACTTGATATGTGTATGATGTTTCATAAGTATGACTTGTTGAAAGATAGTTTTTTCACACTTCCTGCTAGAAATCCAGAAGTGTATCAAGATGCTTTTCGTGTGAACATTAATCCAGCGTTCATTGCCAAGATAGGCATGACAGAAGAAGAATTGCGTGACCTAGAAGCAAAACTTCCATTACGCATTGATGAATTACCTGCAAGTCATGCCAATCATTTCAGAATGACTCATGACGACCAACGAGAATTGAAAGAATATTACACCAAGAGTTTAGTATCAGTCATCACTGAAACATTATGTTACGATGAAGCTGTTACAGAAACGGAAAAAACACTGAAAGCCATTGCACATAAGCAACCTTTCATTATTGCTGCAGCACCCAAAGCATTACATTATCTACGATTACATGGTTATCAAACATTCTCACGCTGGTGGGATGAAGGATATGATAATATTGAAGACCATTATGATAGAATGGTTGCAATAGGCAATGTTTGCAAAGATATACATAGTTGGGACAGAAATAAACGAATACAATTTCTTGAAGAAAGTAAAGGCGTGTTACAACACAATTACGACAAAATGAAAAGTGTTCGTACAAACAGAATTCCAGAAATGTGGTATCACCTATTTGATTTAGCCCAGGGAGTATAATGAAATGAAAGTTGCTATGATTGGTTGTGGTAAACTAGGCGCACCATGTGCCAATGAAATGAAATATGCCGGTCATGATGTGATAGGTTATGATGTTGTGAAGTCCGACCTCCCAAATTTCCCAATTAAAGATACCATTCAAGAAGCGGTCCAAGACCGTGAATTGATTTTCATTGCCGTGCCTACTCCACATGACAAGTCGTATGGAGGTGAAACTCCCACGGCTCACTTAGAGCCTAAAGATTTTGATTACTCCATTGTGGTGAACATTTTAAAAGAATTGAACAATCATTGTAACAAGAATCAACTTGTGGTGCTTATCAGCACAGTGTTACCTGGAACTGTTCGTCGAGAATTTGTACAACACGCCACAAATTATCGTTTCATTTACAATCCCTATTTGATTGCCATGGGATCCGTGAACTGGGACATGGTGAATCCTGAAATGGTTATCATTGGTACAGAAGATGGCTCTTTAACAGGTGATGCACAAATTGTCATTGATTTCTACAAAACAATGATGAGGAATGACCCAAGATATATTGTGGGAACCTGGGATGAAGCTGAGTGCATCAAGATTTTCTACAACACCTTCATTTCTGCCAAGATTGGATTGGTGAACATGATTCAAGATGTAGCTGAGGCTTCTGGTAACATCAATGTGGATGTGGTGACCAAGGCGTTGGCTGAGAGTGATAGAAGAATCATGGGACCTGCCTATATGAGAGCAGGCATGGGTGATGCTGGTGCTTGTCATCCCAGAGACAACATTGCACTTCGGTGGTTGTCAAAAGAATTGAATTTGGGATATGATTTGTTTGGTGCCATCATGGAAAGTCGAGAACTTCAAGCCAAGAAAGTGGCAGAAGCTTTGATTGCATATGCATCTGACTATGATATGCCCATTTACATTCACGGTAAGGCATACAAGCCTGGTGTAGAATACACAGAAGGTAGTTATAGTTTATTGATTGGACATTATGTTCAACAACTAGGAGGAAGTGTGTCTTACATTGACCCATTAACCAATGATATGCATGATGAAGTTCGTGGTGTGATTTTAATGGCTCACCATGCCCCCACAACATATAGTCATAGTCGTGTCATTGGAAGTCAAGAACAAAAGTTCTACACCAAGATACTCCCTGGTTCCATTATCATTGATATTTGGAGAACATTACACACTTCTGATATTCCAGATTGTAAGATAGTACATTACGGCAATACAAGATGTTCAAAATAATACAACCCAAAGTAGAAAATCTTTCAGAGAAAAAAGAATTTCTGTTAAATGACAGTAAAACTTTTTGCATGTACCCATGGATAAGTTTACACTTGAATCCTATTGGGCAACCAGCACCTTGTTGTATTTCCAATGTTCGTTCTGATTTTGGAAGCACTGCCAGTCAATCATTAGAAGAATCTGTGAATCACCCCAACATGAAACGCCTTCGGGTGGATTTGTTGAATGAAATTAAAAATGACACTTGTGTTGCTTGCTACAATCATGAAAGTGAAAACATCAAGAGTGCCAGAATAGATATTAATGAAAGATTTGGAAAATTTTTCGATACAGATGTTGCATCCACAAAACCCGATGGACAACTTGATGATTTCAAAATGAGATATTATGATATCCGTTTTGGTAATTTGTGTAATTTCAAGTGCAGAACGTGCGGTCCTGCGTTCAGTTCACAATGGGAAGCAGAGATGGTGAAGAATGGAACCATGGGACCCATTCCTTTTAAAACACCTCCCAGCATTCTACCAGAAGTGTTGGAACATATTCCCAACATGATGGAGGCATATTTTGCTGGTGGTGAACCATTAATTAGTGAACAACATTATGTAATTCTTGAGGACATGATTCGTCAAGGAAGAACAGATATTCAACTTCGATACAACAGCAACATCAGCAATCTGAAATATAAAGATAAGGATTTGTTGGATTTGTGGAAACACTTCACAAAGCCTGTGGAAATTTATGCCAGTGTGGATCATTACGGTGAACGTGCTGAATATATTCGGCATGGCACTGACTGGGGTGTAATTGAAAATAACATTGCAAAACTTAAAACCACCCCTAACGTGAAACTTGCCATGAACACGGTATTCAGCGTGTTTAATGCTTTAACCATCACAGACTTCTATAGCTATCTTCATAGTAAAGGATGGTTGAGTAATAGCTTTCAACTATATGCCATGAGTTCTCCATCACAATTGACATCCAACGTTTTGCCTTTGACAAAGAAAGAACAGGCATCAGAAAAAATTAAAAGTTATTCTTCGTACATACAAAAAATAAACAAATCTTATACACCTGATAGTGGATTCCTATATTGGTTCCATTCTGTGGATAGATGGATGTTCATGAAGCATGATTGGGAAGAAAAAAAGGAAGATTTCAGAAGTACAATACAAGCCATTGATAATGTTCGTGGAGAATCATTTGTGAAAGTGTTCCCAGAACTAGCGGACATGATGGAGGATTGATATGTTGATTTGGGGAGTTTCTGCCAATAGTCATGATGCCGCCATCACCGTGGTGAAAGATAAAGAAATTTTATTTGCATCACAATCAGAAAGATACTCTGGTGTGAAAAATGACGCACATTTAAATTTTGACATCATTGATGATGCCAAACGTTATGGTACACCTGATGTCATTGTTTGGTATGAAAAATCCTGGCTGAAGTCACTTCGGCAAATACGAGCTGGACAAGGTTTCAATTTCTTTAGTAATGAGCCAGATGTATATCTACGGCAATACAACATTGATGTTCCAGTCACATCTGTAGGACATCATCACAGTCATGCCGCCGGAGGATATTATACTTCTCCCTATCAAGAAGCTGCCGTGTTGGTGATAGATGCCATCGGTGAATTTGACACCACCTCTATCTGGCATGGCACAGGTACAAAACTAGAAAAAAAGTTTTCCATTGGATATCCTCATAGCCTAGGATTATGGTATTCTGCCATGACTCAACGTGTGGGATTGAAACCCAATGAAGAAGAATACATCTTGATGGGTATGGCAGCATATGGCGACCCATTGAAATACACCGCCATGATATTGGAAGATTTCTTTGATAGTAGACATATGTTGAAGTTTAATCATAATCTTCATCGGGGATGCATGTGGTGGCGCCCAGAATTAAAAACAGAACAAGACAAATATGATATTGCCGCCGCCACACAATTCATCTATGAAATGTGTTTTCATGATTTGTTAGATGAGGCCAAGAAGTTGACGGGAAGCAAAAATCTTGTGTTGGGTGGGGGTTGTGCCTTGAATTGTGTTGCCAACAGCATCGCCTTTCAATATTTTGATAATGTTTGGATTATGCCAAATCCAGGAGATGCAGGCAATAGTCTAGGTGCCATTGCCGCCTATCAACAAGAATTTTTAAATTGGCATGGTCCCTATCTTGGCAAAGACATGGGTATGAAATATCCCACCGAACAATTGATTGATACATTACAAACGGAACAAATTGCAGGTGTGGCATTTGGTCGTGCCGAGTTTGGTCCCAGAGCATTAGGTCACAGAAGTTTGTTGGCAGACCCACGTGGGGATGACATTAAAGATAAAGTGAACGCCATCAAGAAACGTCAGAAGTTCCGTCCTTTCGCTCCCGCCATTCTTGCTGAACATGCTCATGAATATTTTCATATGCCGACTACCGAAAGTCCATACATGCAATACACGGCACTATGTAAGCGTCCTTTAGAGTTCCCGGCCATTATTCATGCTGACGGAACATCCCGTGTTCAAACCGTATCCAGAACTGATTCACCATACTTCTATGAATTTCTTCAGGAATGGTATCATGAAACAGGATGTCCCATGGTGTTGAACACCAGCTTAAACATCAAAGGCAAACCCATGGTGAATGATAGAAAGGATGCCGATGACTTTCAATCAAAATACAATGTAAAGGTTTTATGAGTACATTACTAATCACTTTGGGAGATAGTTGGACTCAAGGTGTAGGATGTTATGAGCCTGAACTACGAGAAAAATTGAACAAAGGTGAAGCCACGATGCAAGAGTTGTTTCTTGGATCCTTTGAACTATTTTCCAAATGTTCTTGGGTGACACATGCTGCCAGAATTTTAAATGCCGATGTGAAGAACATTGCATTAGGAGGAGACGCCAATTCTGCATCTGCTAAACGATTGCTGATGGGTCCCTATTCAGATTGTAAGAAGTATTATGATGATGTCATTGTGGTGTTTTTAATGACTGATCCTGCCCGTTTTTCTTTTTTTAACGACCATATAATACAATCTTTTCTACCTGGTAATGGTTCCGTGTTCATGGAGGAATTTTTGAAACATTGTTTAAGCGTACGAGAAGATGAAGCTCATGAGGCTTTATTCTATCTAACTGTAGTGAAAAATTTTTGTGAAGCTAATGGATACCATTTCTATTATGGGTCTGCATTTTCCAGAGATGTAACCCTTCCTAGATCCAAATCCTTACTTCATCCGGAACATTCTGCCATAGTAGAAATGTTACCTAATGAAGTGGATTATATGTCAGATATTTGTTACCATCCCAACGAAAAAGGATACCATTTCATTGGTGAATATATTGGTAATTACATAAAACAGGACTTGACAAATTCACGTTAATACACTATATTCCATAGTAACTCAACAGGAGATACTATGGAATTCATTTTTACGGAACTTGCTGCCACAAGCAGTCGTTTAGAAAAAGAAGCCATTTTAAAGAAGCATCACGCCAATGAAACATTGAAGCGGGTGTTGTTTCTTGCTCTTGACCCGTACACACAATTCTACATTCGCAAAATTCCTCAATATGAACAAATTGGTAATACTGATATTGGTATAGAAGAATCACTGAATCAGTTGCATCTGTTGTCTAGTAGGACGATAACCGGTAATGCTGCTATTGGACATTTGAAAAATGTGTTGTCTAATTTGCCTGCCGAAAAAGCCAAGGTGATTGAACGCATCATTGAAAAGGATTTGAAGTGTGGTGTATCTGAGGCTACGGTGAACAAAATTTGGCCTGATTTAATTCCCACTTATCCCGTGATGTTGGCATCTGGCTTTGATGAAAAGATTATGAACAAGATGACGTATCCTGCCTATGTTCAACTAAAGTTGGATGGGATGCGTTTCAATGCCATTGTGCAGAATGGCAAGGTGGATTTCCGTTCTCGTAATGGCAAGAGCATTGATTTGTTGGGAAATCTTGAACAAGAATTTCTGGCCATGGCAGGTGAGCTTCCTGTGGTGTTTGATGGTGAATTGATTGTTCGAGAAAAGAATGGTTCCATCATGAATCGTCAGAAGGGTAATGGTATTTTGAACAAGGCGGTGAAGGGAACCATCTCTGATAAAGAAGCTAGCATGGTGGAGGCTGTGGTTTGGGACATCATCATGCTACAACACTTCAAGGATGGAGCATCCAAGATGCCATATGAAATGCGTTTCCAGATGCTTGAAGACCTGGAAATGCCTGAACGAGTATCGTTGATTGAAAACATTGAAGTGGCAAATGAAGATGAGGCACATCACTTGTTCGAGGAATATTTCTCACAAGGCGAAGAAGGCATCATTCTCAAGGACATCACCAAAGGCTGGGAAGATAAGCGAGTGAAGCATCAAGTGAAATTCAAAGGAGAATTGGAATGTGATTTGATGTGTGTGGATTGGCAAGAAGGCACTGGCAAGAATGTGGGCAAGTTGGGTGCCTTGGTGTTGGAATCCGCAGATAAACTGGTGAAAGTGAATGTGGGTTCTGGTTTCACTGACGAACAACGTGATAAATACACACAGAAGAATACCGTTGGCAAGATTGTAGCAGTGAAGTATAACGCTAAGATTCAGGATAAAAAGACAGGTGAATTCAGTCTTTTCCTTCCTGTGTTCATTGAACTTCGTGAAGATAAGGATGTGGCTGATTCTTTATCTTCCATCAAGTAGGAGGATGTATGGACAAGCATGAAGAATACTATGAAGAAGTAGAACGCCGTCTTAAATTTTTCATCACAGATATGCATGAAGAATTAGACAATATTGAACGTTTAGTACATGGAAATGAATCTGCTGTGTTGTTATTGCAATGGGTTCGAGATACAATGCAACGTGTTGCAGAAAACTACGAAAGATAAATAAAAATATGCCAACATACGAATATATGTGTGAGGCTTGTGAGGAGTATTTCACGAAGTTTCTTAGTATACCTAACATGAATCAGCCTACGGAGGAACCATGTCCTAACTGCGGCGAGATAAGGGTGCAAAAAGTGATGTTTACTGCACCAACTATCGGAGATGCTGTTCGATTAAGAATTCGACGGCCTGACAGTGGATTCAAAGAGGTATTACAAAAGATTCATGAAAGAACTCCCGGCTCAACACTTAAAAACAATAGTAGTTACATCTAAGGACTCTCCGTCCATTCTTCACTCCGGTGGGGCTAACGCCTCATCGGAGTTTTTTACCCCTAACCTAGCGAGTGGTTTATGTCACGTAAAAAGCGTTTGAAACTAGTCACTTCACAAACTTACATTGTCCAAGAGGAACAAGAATCCAAGCACAAAATCAAACTCGCCGATTTAAAAGAAATTTGGGCCCTCCACGATTTGGAGAAAGTGCTTATAACAAGTTGAAGGAACAAAGCCTTATCCATTTCATGGTCACCTCTTATGTTCGAGGATTAACCTTGGATAATTGTATTGTGATTGTGGACGAAGCCCAGAACATGAATGACATGGAACTGAACAGCATCATGACCCGAGTTGGTCAAAACACGAAAATCATCTTCTGTGGTGATTTCCGACAAACTGATTTACAGAAACGAAATGATTTGTCTGGGTTAAAAAAGTTCATGGCCATTGCCAACCATATGCCATCATTCCGGCATGTGGAATTTGAAGTGGAAGACATTGTTCGAGGACCATTAGTGAAAGAGTACATCATTGCACGATTGGCATGCGAGGAAATGTTGATAGCCTCTTGACAAATGTGGAAAATGATGTTAATATTATAGTATGAAAACATTTCTCAGAAATCCAATACAAATAGAAGAATTAAAAGCCACAACAGGCACGGATGGGAATAGAGTATATCATACACCAGATGGTAAACTCTATCCCTCCGTGACCACAGTGCTTTCTGCTCATACCAAGAAAGGCATCTTGGAATGGCGTGAGCGGGTGGGTGAAGAAGAAGCCAATCGTGTGTCCAGAAAAGCGGCATTTCGTGGCACCAGATTTCATACTCTAGCGGAAAAATATCTACAGAATGAACTGACTGGTGGTGATTTCTCTTTGATGGATTACGAGATGTTCAAAGTGGCACAACCTGTATTGAATAGAATTGATAACATTCGTGCGCAAGAATCCACGTTATGGTCACATCACCTTCGTTTGGCGGGACGAGTGGATTGCATTGCTGAGTTTGATGGCAAGTTAAGTGTCATTGACTTTAAAACGGCAAGGCGAGAAAAAGATGAAGAACATATTCAACACTACTATATGCAAGCTGCCGCTTATGCCATCATGTTTGAGGAACGAACAAAAATTCCCATCAATCGTCTTGTGATTGCCATTGTGGTGGAAGATGGATTCATGCAAGTGTTTGAAAGTCGCCGAGACAAGCATGTAAATAGTTTGTTGTACTATCGTGACTTGTATGAGACATTTAACAAGTGAAATAGTATCGTAGATTGGTGATAAATAGTAGTGTAGGATGGTAGTAGAACAGCTCAACTTGAAACATAGCTTGGACAGGGGTTCGACTCCCCTCACCTCCACTTGATGTATCGTAGTGTTTTGGGGGTGCTTGGTTTCGACAGGTTAAGGATTAGATGCGAGAGCTACCCGAAAGGCGACTGCCGTAAGCAGAGCAAAAAATTTAACAGGCGCATATAACGCACCTCTAATATTGAGATACCACAAGACTGTACACATATTAATGTTTTGTTTTCTGGTGGTGCAGATAGTACATTACTATCCTATTTGTTACTGAAACAACATCCAGAAACATCGTTGACATTACATTTCATGAAACATAGATTGGATTTTCAAAGTCCGTTCATGTATGATTGTCATACCTGGTTGGAAAATCATTTCAATAAAAAAATTCATTTAAACATCTGGGGTAAAACCTTCATTCGCCCAGCAGTAGAATCCATTCTTTTGGATTTTCCTGGCTATGTGTACACGGGGTGCAATAAAGTCCCAGAAAATGAATTCACTCCATCGGTGTATATTCCTTATGATACACCTCCAGTGCGAGGTTCAGTATTCAATGATTTTCATAAACGACCCTTCATAGATTTACTAAAGCCTGAAATATATAAAATATACCACAAAGAAAACATTTTAGACTTGTTTTCTCTGACTTTCTCTTGCGGAGCCCCTAAAAAACAAGAAAATCGTGTAACAGCGTGTGGGGGATGTTTTTTCTGTATGGAGCGTGATTGGGCCGTAAAAAATAACATAAATAATACACAAACACCTCGGTCAGTTTAACCACTTGGAGATTTTATGGCTACGTATAATATTGTGTATACCGGCAATGTTTCTGAACTAGTTTCTAGTTTAACATCTGCTGGCATTGTTGTTAACAAGACATTGGATGCTATCAAAGTATTAAATGTCACTGCTGAAAGCTCAGATTTTTCAGCATATTCACAAGTCACTCATGTTGAAGAAGATGTAACCACTACACCTGTTCTTGGTGCTTGGGCCTTGAATCGGTTGAATAGCAAGTTGTTACCTATGCGTAATGTATATACACCAAAGAATTTTGGTGAAAATGTTACCGTGTACGTCATGGATTCTGGTATTGATGGAACACACCCAGAATTTTCTGAAACTTCTGTAATTCAACTATATTCATATAATGATGATCCTCAAGATGAAATAGGACATGGAACTGCAATTGCAAGTTTGATTGCAGGAGCCAATGTTGGTGCATCTAAACATGCTTTATTGAAGGCTGTGAAAATTGAAACTGGCGTGGAAATTCCTGTCAGCAATCTACTAACTGCTTTTGATGCCGTTCTTGCTGACCATAATCTCACACCATCTGTTGTTAAGGTTGTGAATTGTTCCTGGTCAGTTGCCAAAAGTTTAGTACTTGATTTGAAAATTCAAGAATTGAAAAATGCCGGACTAGTAGTGGTGGCTTCAGCAGGTAACACCATTTCAGATGCCAACACACTTTCACCTGTTGGTTTAAATACTGTGATTGGTGTTGCTGCTTCCGATGCTTTTGACCGTGTCATTTCTTGGTCAGCTGGTGCAGGATCCAACTGGGGACCAGATGTTGACATCACTGCACCAGGTATTGATGTGGAAATCGCCAATATTGCAGGTGGATTGGCTGAAGGTTCTGGAACATCTTATGCTGCAGCCCTTGTCAGCGGCTTAATTTGTCAGTATATTGCAGATGAGCCAACAAAGTCAGCAGCCGATATTCAAAGTGAATTCATTTCATCTGGTGTTCCTGATATGTTGTTCCGTAATGAAAGCATTTATGGAACCACACCCAATTTGTTAGCTCAAGCATTAGCACACAGCGAGTTGTTCCTGTCACCATCTGAACCATATCACAAGGTGAAGCGTGGCACTGAATTGATTATTCCTTTAACTGTTTCATCACCTGCTGTTTCTGTTCGTATTGATGACATTATTTGGGGTACTCACATTCGAGATTGTTTACCATTCGTTTCACAGAATGAAGATGGTAATCTTGTAGTGACACCACCAGCAGATTTAGCTGTAGGCGGATATCGTATGTTCTTGGAAGCAGTTAATGCTGAAGGAGAACAACTGGAAGTATATGTAATTCGTTTTGGTGTATATGAAGAAAATGAAACTGAGGTGGATGCAGGACAACCTGATACTTATTATAGCCGTCAAGGTGACACAGTTGTGGTTCGTTTGGACGCTTGTACAAATTTATGTCCTCCAGATTGCACTGAACAATTCAAGGAAGGAACTTGTGGATGTGGAGGTAATAGCTGTTCTGGATTCTAATTTAACATGGGGGTGATATGCGATATATTGCAATTGTTGTGTTGTTTCTTTTGTTAATTCCCAATACTAATGGTGTTAAATCTATAGCTCCTGTTGTTGATGAAATTGAGATATCTCAGGAAGATGTGAATTGTTTGGCAAAAAACATCTATTATGAAGCTCCCGCAGAACCGTATTTGGGAAAACTAGCTGTTGCGACCGTGACTATGAACCGCGTCCGACACCCTGGTTTTCCTAAAACGGTTTGCGACGTTGTATATCAAAGAAATTCACGGGGTTGTCAATTTTCCTGGACCTGTGGGCCCAAAGCACGGTTCAACAACAACCTGTATAATCAATCTGTGGAAATTGCCAAGAAGGTCTTGACAACTAACATTAAAGTTGTTAGTTTAGAGAATGCACTCTATTTTCACAACACAAAAGTGAAACCCAATTGGTCATTTGCACGACCTGTAGTTCAAATTGGTGGACATATTTTTTATGAGCCTATAACATGACTGAACAACCAGAAGATTCAAAAGTCTTAACAGTGGAATATCTCATCACCCGAGAATTCAACAACTCCACGGAATTTTCCATACATATTGAGAAACAAGCCATACAAAGAAAGATTGGATGTTTTGAAGCCTTGTTGGAGTATTGTGAAAACAAAGGAATAGAACCTGTGGCAGTGGCTACAATGATTACCAGTTCGTTAAAGGAAAAGATTCGAGCTGAAGCAGAAGAAATGAACTTGTTGAAGAAAACACCTAAACTTCCTGTATGAATGTAACTGACGCTTACAAGATTTACACAGCTTTGCGATTGCACTTCACAACTGATAACTATGATATCCGAAGTGGAATCACTCCTAGAAAGCCCAAGGCGGGTGTGAAAACCAGTTTCAAAAAGAAGTTGGAAATGTTGATGAAACAATACAACTATCAGGAAGAAGAATTCATCAATTATCT